AATGTATCAGATGTTAATGATAAGCTGATGGATCTCAATAAAAAGAATAAAGATATATCTGCAGAAGAGATCAAAAAAATAGAACAAACTACAAATAATTTATTTGTAGGATCTACTGCAGAATTACAGAGAATGTTACAAGATGATGAAACAATGAGTAATGTGGTAGATATTACACCGCAATTAAAAAAAGATGATGATAACAACTGATAAAACCACTTATTTAGGTAATTCTCAAGTAAAAAGAGATGGCGTAGATGAAGAGTGGACAAAAGAGCTTATAAAAGAATATCAAAAGTGCATGAAAAATCCTGCATATTTTGCTACCACTTATTGTAAAGTTATAAGCTTAGACAAAGGCCTAGTACCCTTTGCTTTATATCCTTATCAAAAGAAGATGTTTAAATCATTTGATGAGAATCGATTTAACATTGTATTAGCATGTCGCCAGTCCGGCAAATCTATATCTTCGGTTTCATATCTACTATGGTATGCCCTCTTTCACACAGAAAAGACTATTGCTATATTAGCAAACAAAGGTGCGACTGCACGTGAGATGCTGGCTCGAGTTACATTGATGCTAGAGAATCTACCGTTCTTTCTTCAGCCTGGCACAAAGGCATTGAATAAAGGATCTATTGAGTTTAGTAATAACTCACGAATCCTTGCAGCTGCTACATCTGGTAGTTCGATACGTGGTCTTTCTGTTTCGTTATTGTATCTCGATGAGTTCGCATTCGTTGAGAAAGCATCTGAATTCTATACATCTACGTATCCAGTTATTTCATCTGGTACAAGTACAAAAGTTATTATTACATCTACTGCCAACGGTATTGGTAATATGTTCTATAACCTATGGCAAGGTGCAGAACAAGGCGTGAATGATTATAAACCATTTAGAGTAGATTGGTGGGACGTTCCGGGACGAGATCAGAAATGGAAATTGCAAACTATTTCGAATACATCACCGTTACAGTTCGATCAAGAGTTTGGCAACACGTTTTTTGGTACTGGTGATACACTTATTAATGCCGAAACACTTATGAAACTGAGAGCAAAAGCCCCATTTAAAGTCGGAGAAGGTGGTAACTTATTAGTCTATGAAGACGTCAATAAGAAGCACGATTATATTATGTGTGTTGATGTTGCAAGAGGAAGAGGACAGGACTATTCTACTTTTACCTTAATCGACATTAGCACGAAACCGTTTAAACAGGTGGCTGTATATCGCTGTAATACTATATCTCCTATTCTCTTCCCTACTATTATATATAAGTACGCAGTTTTATATAATAATGCATATACGGTTATTGAATCAAATGATTCAGGACATGTCGTATGCAATGGATTATATCATGACTTTGAGTATGAGAATATGCACGTTTCAAGTTCAATCAAAGCAAATGCGCTTGGTACTGAGATGACTCGTAAGGTAAAAAGACTTGGGTGTTCAGCAATAAAAGATTTATTAGAGACCGAAAAATTAGAGATAATTGACGAAGAAACCATACTTGAGATATCAACGTTCATATCAAAGGGCCAATCATACGAGGCATCTGATGGCAATCACGACGATATCATGATGAACCTCGTAATGTTTGGATACTTCTGTTCAACTGAGATGTTTAGGGATCTTACCGACATTAATATAAAACAAATGTTGTATGATCAAAAGATAGCAGAAATTGAAAATGACATACCTTCATTCGGATTTATAGATGATGGCAGCGATGCGATCAAGCAAATTGAACGAGATGAAACCGATCACCCCTGGGCTATCGAATATGAGCAAGATTTCTAATGTTATAAATAACAGTATTGAATATCCGTATTATGAAAAAATATCATTTAGGTTCAAGAAGGACATAAAACCATGGCAATAGGTACACCATCAGAATCTCCAGCGATTATCGTTACGGAGATCGATAGAAGCGGTGTAGTACCAAACGTTCAAACAACAACAGGCGCTTTTGTAGGCAATTTTAACTGGGGACCTGTACAGCAGGCTACGCTAGTTTCAAATGAAACAGGTCTTGTTGAAGCGTTCGGTTCTCCCGATACAACAAATACAATAGAATTCCATAGTGCTGCATATTATTTGCGGTATTCTGGTTCATTACAAGTAGTCCGCGAAGTTACAGGTACAGCTTTTAACTCTTATGACTCTGACGCGAATGCGACAGTTTTAGCTAAAAATAGAGATAATTGGGATGATCAAGTTTCAGCTAGAGATAGTGACAAACATACGTTCATTGCAAAATACCCTGGTACCTTAGGTAACTCATTAAAGGTTTCGTTTCTTCCGGCAGATTCCGGTGACGCAACAACAATCTTTGATGCATGGACTTACAAGAGCTCATTCGACGCAGCACCAACAACATCTGTTCACGCAGCTGATAGAACAGCAACATCTGATGAAGCACACGTTGCGATCATCGATGAAGATGGTTTAATAGGTGGAACTAAAGGTGCAGTTCTTGAAAGATTCCCATTCGTTTCAATAGCACTCGGTGCGTTGAATGCAGACGGATCTACTAATTATATTAAAGATGTTATTAACAACTCATCAGAATATGTTTGTATGGCTGGTTTCGGCGATGCAAGTAAATTCTCTCCATTAGCAGGTACAGCTGCAGATAGCGGAGATAGCTTTTTACAAACAAGTAGTTCACCAGCAGCTATTGAGATATCATTGAAAAATGGTGCTAACTCTGCTGCTCTGACTCCAACCGAGTTTGCAACTGGTTTTGACAAATACGAAGACGTAGATGCAATCACAGTTGACTTCCTCATCGCTCCAGGCATGAATGCAAGAGCAGATCAAACAACTGTTGTTAATGACCTTGTTGCAATAGCACAAACAACTCGAAAAGATTGTGTTGTAGTTGCTTCACCTGCACGATCAGATATCGTTGCATCTACGACTCCGGTAACAAATGCTGTCACAACTGCTGACACATTTACTAAATCATCATATCTCTTTATGGATAATAACTATCTGAAAGTGTATGACAAATATAATGATAACTATATCCAAATACCGGGTGCTTCAAGTACTGCTGGTATTATGGCTGCATCTGACTTCAACACAGCTCCTTGGTTCTCACCAGCTGGCCCACGTAGAGGTCAATATGTAGGTATTACATCATTAGCTTACTCACCTAATAAATCAGAAAGAGATACTCTCTATAAAGCTGGCGTTAATCCTATATCTAACATACCAGGCCAAGGAGTACTTCTTTTCGGTGATAAGACTAAATTAGCAAGACCAAGTGCATTCGATCGTATTAACGTACGTAGATTGTTCCTTGCAATTGAAAGAGCTATTGCGATAGCCGCACGTAATGTAATGTTTGAATTCAACGATGAGTTTACTCGGGCTGAATTTACTAACGTTATAGAGCCCTTCCTGAGAGAAATTCAAGGTAGACGCGGTATAACTGACTTCAGAGTTGTTTGTGATTCCACAAATAACACAGCAGCAGTCATTGATCGGAATGAATTTAAAGCAAACATCTTCATCAAACCAGCACGTTCAATCAACTACGTAACTCTAAACTTCGTAGCTGTCAGAACTGGTGTTGACTTTGAAGAAGTTGTTGGCACAGTTTAATTGACAGATAGGAGAATATAAACATGGCTATTCTTGGAGTAGACGACTTTAAAGCCAAGTTGAAAGGCGGCGGTGCCAGATCCAATCTGTTCAAAGCGACTATCAACTTTCCAGGTTATGCAGGAGGTGATGTAGAATTATCATCATTCTTGTGTGAAGCTGCACAACTTCCTGCATCTAATATGGGTATTATTGAGATGCCCTTTAGAGGAAGAATACTAAAGATGGCAGGAGACCGTACATTTGACACATGGTCACCTACTATTATAAATGATACAGATTTTGCTGTTCGTAACGCAATGGAACGCTGGATGAATGGTATTAATGCACACTCTGCAAATACCGGACTAACATCGCCTACTGATTACGAAGCTGATCTGATCGTAGAACAACTTGATAGAGATACGACAGTGTTAAAGACATACAACTTTAGAGGTTGTTTCCCAACTTCAGTAGCACCTATCGATGTGTCATACGGTTCTAATGACGAGATCTCTAGAACTAGTGTTGACTTCCAAGTCCAATACTGGGAGGCTGCTGATACAACTACTTAAAAGTTGTATATATAAACCTGTAACGGGGCAACTAACCTTGCCCCGTACATTCCTAAATATGAAGGTTATTAAATGGCTGAAACGTCACTAAAATTATTCGGTTTTGAGCTTCGAAGAGCCAAAAAGGCAGAAGTTGCTCAAACAAAACTGAAGTCTATTGTACCTCCGGTTGATGAGGATGGTGCTGGTTACGTCACTGCGGCTGGTGCACATTATGGTCAATACGTAGATATTGATGGAGATAAATCAAAAGATAATGCCCAACTGATAATGAAGTATCGTGGCATAGCGTTGCATCCAGAAGTTGATGCTGCAATAGAAGATATTATGAACGAGTCTATTAGTGGAGCAGAAGAAGGCTTTGCTGTAAAATTAGAAATGGAAGACTTAAAAGTCTCCAACGGAATTCAAAAGAAGATCGAAGCAGAGTTTAATGACATTTTAAAGATGTTACATTTCGCAGACTTGGGTCATGATATATTTAGACGATGGTATATTGATGGTAGATTAACTTTTCACTTAGTTGCTAATGTAGATAATCCACAAAAAGGTATTGAGGATA